TTCTGAACATAGCAGTCACGTACCAGTTGCATCATTTGGCTCAGTTGGTGATTATGCTGTAGTTACAACAACAACAAGTAACGCAGTATATTACAAAAATAGAAGTAATACATGGAAGTTGACCGGTGATGGCACAGCAACAACAGCCGCACATGCAGGTGCAACTAAAGATGCTACGTGGGCATCTAGTCGACCTACAGTCGCAGGTACGGCGGCAAGTCCACCAGCAATGGCATCAGGTGATGCTATTACTGTTAATGGGCAAGCAGTTAACTTGTCAGCAGTTGCTAACGTTGCTAGTGTAGTTTCAGCAATTAACACAGTAATGGACGGTAGTTCAGCAGGTAAGAAAGGTGTTCAATGTGCTGTAGTTGACAATAAGATTGAATTTTATGCTATTGGTTCAGCCGCAAGTAATGGAACTACAGTAGATGGTAAACTTGCTTTGGCTAATACAGCAGGCACACCATTAGCAACATTGGGTGTAACTGCCGGTACTCATGCAAGTCCAACAACGCAATCAAGTTCATATACAGCAATACCAAGTTGGGAATCAACTGGTTCTGATCCACGACCAACAGGTAGTGTATGGATGAAGTTAGACAAAGCAGGTACAAATGCTACTGATTTAAAATTTAAATCATATTCATCAACTTCTTCATCATGGGTTGATTCAACAATTTATACATATGATACAATAGCATTGGCAACAGCAGACTTGGGTAAAACAGATCCAAGAACCATTGCAGTAGGTCAATTGATTGCAGATCATGATGTTGATGAAGTAGAAGCATTAACATTAAAAACATATCGAAGAGTTTCATCAGGTGCAACTGTTATCACTGGTTCAGATACAACACCAAGTTTTACAAGTTCTGAAACATTTACAATAAATGGTACTACAGTAACATTGGGTGGCACAGGTGCAACAGATTTTGTTGCCGCAGTTAGTGCCGCGAGTATCGCTGACGTTTCAGCCGCAGTATTAGCAACCGGCGCAGTAAGTATTACACACGCCAAGGGTGGTGATTTAATACTGCGTGATACATCAGGCAAGCCATTGGAAGATGACGCTGGTATTAGTGATGCTTTAACTAATGTTTATAAACTTCCTAATAATGATTTTATTGGTACAAACTGGCAAGAGCTTACATATGAAGCAAAAGCAACAGAACCAACAACTGATCCAGCAAACGGTAGGTTATGGTATGATAGTACATTAGTTGCAGATATTATGGTTAATGATGGTACAACATGGAAAGGTTATAGAACAGTATCCGCTGACTTTAGAGGATATAATTTAGTAAATACAGATCCAAAAGGTCCTATTTTTGCCGCAACAGCACCAACACTACAATCAGATAAAACTGCTCTTGTAAATGGTGATTTGTGGATTGATACTTCAGATTTGGAAAATTATCCAAAGATTTCTAGGTATCAAACTGATGCCTGGGTTGCAATTGATAATTCAGATCAAGTATCAGGTAATGGTATTGTGTTTGGAGATGCAAGATGGCAAACAGAAGCAGGCGCAACGGTATCAGGTACTGGTGCTGGTACAGCAAGCGATATTGATGATATGTTGCTTGATAGTTTCTTAGATCCAGATGCACCAAATCCAGCATTATCTCCACGTGGTTCTTTGTTGTTTAATACACGACGAAGTGGTTATGGGGTTAAGGAATATAGTAAAGATGCAGTAACAGCTGCCAAATATCCTTCAGGTAACGCACGTTTTTCAAATGATGCAGTAACTGATTACTATCCAGATAGATGGGTTAATAAAGCAGGTAATAAAACTGATGGTTCACCTTATATGGGTAGAAAATCACAGCGTCAAGTAGTAGTAGCTGCATTGAAATCGGTAATTAATTCAAATACAGATGTTCGTGAAGAACAACGTCAATTTAACTTAATAGCAACTCCTGGATATCCAGAAGCAATTAGTAATATGGCAACATTAAATACTGATAGAAAAGAAACAGCACATATTATTGCTGATGCTCCTTTACGTTTAGCAGCTAACGCCGCTGATTTGGAATCATGGAGTAAGAACGCTAATGCCGCAACAGATAATGGTGAAGATGGTCTAGTAACCAATAATGCGTATATGAGTGTTTATTATCCTTCAGGATTTTCAAGTGACCTAGCAGGTAACTCAGTTGTAGTACCATCTAGTCATATGATGTTGCGTACATTTGCTTATAATGATAGTGTTGGCTTCCAATGGTTTGCCGCCGCAGGCACAAACCGTGGTAAAGTTTCTAATGCTTCTGCTATTGGTTATATCGATGCAAAAACAGCAGAGTTCCAAAGTATTGCAGTTCGTGAAGGATTGCGTGATGCTTTATATACTAATAGAGTTAATCCAATTACCTTTATTAATGGTAGTGGTTTAATGAACTTTGGTAATAAATCACGTGCTTCAACATCCTCTGCAATTGATAGAGTTAACGTTTCAAGGCTAGTTTCATACATGAGACGCCAATTGGACCTCATGTCTAAGCCATTCATCTTTGAACCTAATGATGAACTTACACGTAATGAAATTAAAGGTGTAATTGAATCATTTTGTAACGAATTGATGGCAAAACGAGCCCTTAATGATTATTTGGTTGTATGTGATGAATCTAACAACACAGCCGCAAGAATTGATCGTAACGAACTATACGTAGACGTAGCGATTGAGCCTGTGAAAGCGTTAGAATTTATTTATATTCCAGTAAGACTTAAAAATACAGGTGAAATAGCAGCTTTAGGTTCAGCAACAGTCACTGAAGAATAATATGCTATTATTATTTTTGGGGTGGTGTAAAACCACCCCATGAATAAGATAAATATTGATAACAATAGGAGAAGAAAATGTCCGTAGCGTCATTAACAAAATTTACAGTACCAATTAGTGGTGCTGGTTCAATGGGCACATTGATGCCGAAGTTAAAATATCGATATCGTGCAATACTTGAAAATTTTGGTGTTACTACTCCAAGATCAGAAATTACAAAAAATGTAATGGATATTACACGACCATCCGTTGCACATGATATGATAACACTTGATGTGTATAACTCAAGGGTATATCTAGCAGGGAAACATACATGGGATCCAACTACAATTCAGTTACGTGATGACGTAAATGGTGAAATTGCTCGTAGAGTAGGCGAACAAATGCAGAAGCAGTTCGACTTTTTTGAACAAACATCTGCTGTATCAGGATCTGATTATAAATTTGTAACAAAATTTGAAGTATTAGATGGCGGCAACGGTGCCGCAGCTGCAACAGTATTAGAAACTTGGGAATTATATGGTTGTTATATTGAATCAGTTAACTACCAAGATATGAACTATGCATCAAGTGAGCCAGCAACAATTTCATTAAGTGTGAGATTTGATAATGCTTTGAATACACCAACTGAAACTGGTATTGGAGCCGCAGTAGGTAGATCAGTAAGTAGCGCCGCAACAGGATAATTAGTCCTGTGGCATCATTTATAACGAATTTCTTGCATGGAATCGGTAGTGGAGAACATATCAAAGACTACCGCCATGCAAGTAATCTTTTCACTCATGATAATTTTAGGTTATCACCTAAAACCGCATTTTTATATCATTGTCTAATTAAATTAAATAGGCAAGCAGTTGGATATTCTGGTATGTCTGCAATGTTACAACATGAACCTGAGTTAAGTTTCATGGTTAAAGCAGTAGATTTGCCTAGAATGTCGGTTGATATTGAAGAATTAAATCAATATAATCGAAAAACTTATAATATGACAAAAGTTAATTATAGTCCTATAACTATAACTTTTCATGATGATAGTGCAAATACAATTCGTGATTTCTTAGCAAATTATTATAATTACTATTTTAGTGACGGATCAGTTAGTCATGACGCGCAACATGATTTGCGTGATGGGACTGGACTTCGCCAGTCATATAGTCAAAATGGTTTTCTTGGTACTGGCGGAGCTTGGGGTTTAGATTCAACCTTCACACATGAGGCGAGAGGACAAAATTTACTTGATTATATTCAAATATATTCTTTAAGTAAAGGCAGAGCAAGTGGTTATAAATTGATAAATCCAATACTTTCAGGTATAAATCATGGCACTCATGATGCTTCTGCTGGTGGCACTCCGATGGAACATAGTGTTACTGTAAATTATGAAGCAATTATGTATGATGAAAAACAAGTATCTGAAATGAGTATTTTAGGTGGTTCTTTTTATGATAGAGAGAAAAGCGTATTGTCTGGAGCGGGTGGCGGAACTAATAGTGTATTAGGTCCAGGTGGCATGTTTGATAAAGGTATGGATATTTTTGGTAATTTACAACAAGGTGGCATTGGTGGTATAGCAAAAGCTGCTATAAATGCATATTCTTTAAAAGAGCAAATGCGCCGTTTTGATGCAAGAGATTCTTTAAAACATGAAGTTCGTGATATGTCACGAGGCGTGGAAGACTATGTAGCACGTGAAGTTGGAAAGAAATTTGCAACAGCAACTCGTGAGTAAATATTACGATGGCCATTAATAAAACTAATTTACCTATATTTGATGAGACTTTTGCTGAGTTTACGCAAGATGAAAAACAAAAGCAATTTTTTAGTAATTATTATACACAAGTAGATTCAGTAGATCCAGCACATTTTGATATTGTGCGTGGTTTTCTTGTAGGTAAAAATTTTGATGCATCAACTGTTGATAATTTAGTTATATCATTGTTAGAAGTAGCAAAAGAGCAAGATTTAAGTATACCTGATTTAATAGAGCAATTAGATGGTTTGGAAGATACATTGCAACTTAATACCTTATTAAGTTTATTATTAAATACTACAAGAAATCGAACCAGTATATTGGGTTTTGAACAAACTACGGCAGTTTCTGATAATATTTCTCGAACTATACTGGCTTAAGTCATGGCTAAATTTGCCCAAGGTCGTTTCCTTCCTAAAAACAATAAAAAATATGTAGGAACAAAAAATCCAAAATATCGTAGTGGATGGGAATTTGCGTTTATGCAATTTTGTGATAATCATCCTAGCATAACAGAATGGGCAAGTGAAGCAATTAAAATACCTTATAGAAATCCATTAACAGGTAAACAGACACAATATGTTCCAGATTTTTTTATTGTGTATAATGATAAGTCTGGTAAACGTATGGCAGAATTAATAGAGATAAAACCTAAAAATCAAACATTAATAGAGAGAGCCGGTAAAAGTAAGTACAATCAAGCACACGTAGCAATGAACCATGCAAAGTGGGAAGCTGCAAATAAATGGTGTCAACGTCAAGGTATACGTTTTAGAATAGTAACCGAGGACGATATTTTTCATCAAGGTAAGAAACGCTAATAAGTATTAGTGTGTTCGTCTTACCTGAATTAAATTTTATATTTTTATGTTATCCACACGGTGCAGGTGGAGAATTCTTGTCCTATATTATAAGCAAATCAGACGAGTGTAATACTTTAGATAGGCGTAAAATAGGTGATAGGTATAAAGTTGATGACGTATTTAATCAAAACTTATTGCGTATGGATTTTAAGCCAGAAAGATTATATGATCATAAAGATATAAACACATTAGATAAAGACAAATATGTTGTAGTTCCTACGCATTATAGAGAAGATGACATATGGAAGTATTTTAAAAGATATAAATTTATTAATATAACATATCCTGCTTCTAAAGAAGGCCATAAGCAAATATTACGCAATATTAAAAGTAAAGTTTGGTATCAGCCACAGCCAACACAGTTAGAATTTTTTGGTATGTTGTTACAGTTAACTACGAATAATGACAAATCGTGGTATATCAATACACATTATAATATGAATACTATAGATATCATACTTGCCTCACGTAAACAAGAATTAACAGATAAAAATAGAAAAAAATTAGAAAAAGAATGGGATAAAGCAGAGTATAATTATCATTCTGTTGTTGATAGAAATTTAAATATAAATTATGATGATTTAGATGCTCGTCAACAATACGTGCCATCACAAAGTAGAGTATTGAGGCAAATAAGTCAACATTGTGACATAACTATGCAAGATGAGTTACATCAAGAGTTTCGAGTTAAAATAGAAAATGACAAACAAATATGATTTAAAATACTTAGATGTAATGGTGCAATATGCTTGTAGTTTGTCTTGTAGGGGTTGTATAGTAATGTCTAATTATAATCGTAAAGGTCATGTTCCTTGGAGTGATGGTGAGCAATGGTTTAAAGAGTGGAGTCAACGTTTTACTATACAGGAAGTTAATTTGATGGGTGGTGAACCTCTGCTTAATAAAGATTTAAAACAATGGATGTTTGGTATAAGAGAATATTTTCCAACTGCTAGGGTAAAACTTATTACTAATGGATTTCATTACTTTGTGCGTCCAGATTTATATAATTGGTGTAGAGAATTGGAAAATGTTTTAATACAAACTAGTTTACATTTTTATCCACCTTCAGAGGAATATATTAACAATGTTAAATTTTTCTTAAAACATTCTGATTGGAAAGTAACAGCAACTCCGTTTGATCCACCAGATAAACTTATTAAATTAAAAGATAGGAATGCTGATATAAAATGGCATATGAATTTGTTTGGTGAGTTTAGGCGTCCATTTATGGGAGAAGGACCTAAATTAGTACCTGCTAATAATGAAGATTTTATTGGCGCCCATAAAGTATGCGGTGCTCCAAATTCTCCTACACTATATAAAAATAAATTATACAAATGTCCTCCCGTTGCTAATTTAGATGATACTTTAGCATTGTTTAATATACGAGATTCAGAAGTATGGCAACCATACCTTAATACAGGATTAAGTTATGATGATAATCTAGATGAGTTTGTTAATAATATTAAAAAGCCAAATCCTGTTGTATGTAAGGCGTGTAGTGGTAATCCAGATGAAATAGAATATGATCATTATGGACAAGGAAATGTTATAACACGGAAGCAATATAATGCAATATTTGCTAACTAGTGGTTGCGGAATAAGTCAACGAGAATTTAAACATTATCCAATTTGGGTACATTTTCCTACACTTACACATAAATTAAAACATTTGTCTATGGGAGGACCTGCTGTAGGGAACGAGTTTATAGGACGAGTATGTAAAAAACATATATTAGAGAATTTAGACAAAGAATTAGTAGTAATAATACAATGGACTAGTATTGGTAAATTAGATATGTTTGTTGAGGATCCTGAAGTTCTAAAGCAAATAAAAACATTTAATTTAAGAAATTTTATTGTAGATATGAAAGCAAATGTTGTAGAGAATAGAGGGTTTTGGGCAAGTAGTCATAGTGATGACAATATAATCAAAGAGTTATATATACAATCTAAAGTATATGATCATATAAGAGATTTAGAACAAATATTGGATGTGCAAAATTTATGTGAATTACATAATATTCCTTATTATTTCTTTTATGGATATCCATTTGATTTTGAATTTATAAACAATACGGAAGAATTAGAACATTTGCGGAGTAATATTAAATGGGATAAGTTTTTAATACATACACCAATATATGATTTATATAAAGAAAGTGATCATTATCAGTATCGCATATTTGAAGATCCGAGGTTCATGTCTCCAATGCCTTCATTTCATATAGATTTTTATATTGAACATATTGTACCAATATTAGATACATATTTTACAACAATAAATTTTGATACAGGTAAGTTGAAAGAATATTGTGTAGAGATAACAAACGAATTATATTACAAGTATAAAAATGTACATTAATGCAGACAAAGTAAATTTATTACATGTTGAACCTACAACAAGATGTAATGCATCTTGCCCTGGTTGTCCACGTAATAATAATGGATTTGGGGTGAGAGATGATTTAATAATTGGTGATATAGATCCAAATGTTGTAATTAACGTTGCAAGAAAACTTACTGAGTTAAAAGTAATACATTTGTGTGGTAATTTAGGAGATCCAATAGCATACAAATATTTGAATGAATTAATTGATCAAGTTATAAAACAAAACAAATATTTTTGGAAACGGTATGAATTTTACCCAACAGGTGAGTATAAAGATCATTGGTTTGTTGATATACACACAAATGGTAGTTTACGTTCAGTAAAATGGTGGCAAGAATTAGGTGAGAAATGTAATAAAAATTTATATAGATTACATAAAATTGTATTTGGTATTGATGGATTAAAAGATACTAATCATATATATAGGCAAGCAACTAATTTTAATAAAATAATAGATAATGCTAAAGCTTTTATAGATAGTGGCGGGGTTGCGGAATGGCAGTTTTTAATATTTAAGCATAATGAACATCAAGTTGAAGATGCAAGGCAACTGTCAGAAAGTATAGGGTTTACTAGATTTTATACAAGGCAACCGTGGTTTACTAAAGCATTTCATTGGAAAACTAATGAAGAATATTACTTAGAACCAGGAAGTGTGTTTGGTGATGTGCAACGACCTAATGATATGTATCATGAAAATAAATTATATGGAGATCCAGAGGCAGAAAACGAACTTCGTACAGATAACACTTATGTTAAAAGTGAGAACTGTATGCATTTAGATATACACCAAGATAATTCTAATTTATATAGTATGTTTATGTCAATTGATGGAAAAGTTATGCCATGTTGTCATTGGTCTAATAGGTTTCCTTATAAAGAAGAATATGATATAGAAACATTAGATATTAGAAAAGAATTTAGTACTAATAACTATCGTTTAACTTGCCGGGCGATATGCGGATCAATTGAATAATGTATACTGAAAAAACAACATTATTACATGTTGAACCTACAACAAGATGTAATGCATCTTGCCCTGGTTGTCCACGTAATAATAATGGATTTGGTCTTGCAGACGGGTTTGTGTTGCAAGATTTATCACCTGACACTATTGTTGCAGAGGCAAGTAAATTGCCTAATTTAAGAGCAATTCATTTGTGCGGTAATTTAGGCGATCCAATAGCATACAAATATTTGAATGAATTAATTGACAAGGCAGTGGCCCAAACTAGATTTTTTCATCAATTTCTTAAAGTAGATAGATGTTGGGATATTAATATAGCAACCAATGGCAGTTTGCGTTCAGTAAAATGGTGGCAAGAGTTAGGTAAAAAGTGTAGTGTAGATCTTACTAACTCTCATACTGTAGTGTTTGGTATTGATGGGTTAGCA